ACCCAAATAGTCGTCGCCGTAGGAACCGCCGTTGAACTCAGGGTTGACGTAGACGTTGGCGAGTGCAGAGGAAGGAACCAATGCAACTGCCCCAGCGGCTGCACCAAAAACAAGACGCTTGATCATTGGAAGAATTAGCGTTTTCCCTGACCACGATACTTCTTGCGCCCTTTTTTGGGGCGTGATTGTTGTCCATTACCTTGTCTGGTCTTCTTAGGTTTACCTTGGACAAAACTTTGTCCGCTAAGTGACTTCGCCATCAGATTCCGTCAGTTGAATCCAACAGCGAGTACTTTTCAGCCAAACCAGTAAACAGACCGTGCATTGGGTGTGAAACCTGATCACGGCCATCAAGAAAGAACAATTCCTCAAGCCACAGCGTTCTCGCCCGCATCACAGGCACATCTTCAGCACCCGGTTTACCAGCGATCATCGGGTCAGGACGCTTCATCAGGAAGGCTCAGTCGGCCACTCCATCGTATGGGGGAAACCCTCTGCTGCAGTGATGTTTCGCAATGCAGTCCGATAGGACTTCCATTCTGTCTTTTTAGCCGTCGTCAACGGGCTATCAGTCAGAACGGTCCAGTCACAGGCAGCCAGCTTGCGGTCACGCTCTTCACGAACGCTTGCTGCACTGTTTTCATCGTTAGTTCGCAGCTCATGTTCAGTGAAGTCAATAACATTCCAAGTCTGCTTCCACGTCCCATCAATAAGGGCAGGCGTTCCTTCTTCCACTTGTTGAGTACTGCTGTTAAAAGCAGGTTTCTCGACAGCACTGACCGAAACAACGCCCAACGATGTGAGGTCTTCACCTTCTAACGATTTGGGGAAACTGATGTTTGGAAATTTTGTTCGCAAATCACCAAGACCAACTGGGTACTTAGTGACAGCGTTGTCTTCGACAAGAGCTAGAGCCATGACTTAGGTGGTAAATGATTCGGTGTAACCAGCATAGTTTTGCTCGACATTTGTGGAAGGAAATGAGCGGCCTTCACCCCAGATGATACGAACTGCACCAGGGGCACGAGTACCAGCGCCATTTTTACCCTGCCCAGCAGAGCCACCATAGTTACCACCATTGCCGCCTGGTCCAGATGTTCCACCAGCGCTTGTACCATTACCACCGCCGCTACCACCTCCACCTCCAGCAACACCACTGCCGCCAGAGCCACTAGAGCCTTCACCATATACACCGACACCACCGCCACCACCACCTGCCCAATTAGTCGGGTAGTTGTAAACACCACCGCCAGCACCACCACCACCACCGGAGCCAGAACCGCCAGCATTATTGTTTACTCCGTCAGCCCGTCCGCCATCTCCTGAATAACCACCAGCGCCGCCACCAGCAACGCTACCAAAACCACCATTTCCCCCTCCATCACCAACACGGTCGCTTCGACCTGAAGCTCTAACAGTACTAATATTTATAAAATATGTATCGTTACTACTACCATCACCAATTTCTACGGCATAGCCCGTGCCGGGAGTGACAGCAATATCGTTTTTATAAGAAAGGCAGCCCCCAGCGCCACCATTTGCACGACCACCAGCAATGCAAACAACACAGACACTTGTGACTCCTGCTGGAGCAGTCCACGTAAAGCTTCCTGGCCCTTCAAACAGATGCCCGCCAGGATCTGCCTCTCCAGCGGGAGCAGCTGCCCCTAATGCAACAGCAAAAGTAATCGGATCCATGCTTCCTCAGTTGACGTAATCGACAAGAGCAGCTCCACGGTAACGCGAGCCGTTATCATCAGTCACAAATAGGAATAGATGTGTTTTTCCTGTAGTTAAAGTTGGCGCGGTATCAGCAGGCCACTTGACCGCAGAAGGCCATGTCACCGTTCCAGACGTATGCGTCAGCTCAAGCACAAAACTGCCAACCGTGTTAGCGGCCGGCGGATTGGCGAACGTAAACGTTGAGTTAGCGTTGATAGTCTTGGTGAAATAGTTGCCGTCGTTTAGGTCAATTTCAAGAGCTGAAACTGCTTCGGCTTTTTGTTCGTACGGACCATCAATAAGAATGCCGCCGTTATGAACAGACTGCGCTGTAAATGTTTGAGCTGCGCTAAACGTCTGAGCTGAACCCAGCTTGACGGGTGTTGCCCAAGAAAGCGCACCACTGCCGTCTGTCTGTAGGACCTGCTCGTTAGTACCGTCATCATCAGGCAGTGTCAGCGTGTAAGACGCTGCTGCACTATGCGGTGGACCCTGAATAACAATGCCGTGTGAGTTTTGCTCACAGTTCAGCTTGATCGCACCAGAGCCACGGGTTGAGTTGCCCTTAAAGACGACGTGGCCTGAACCGTTTGGATCAAGGTCAATGTCACCATTACTGACACTAACGATGTCGTTGCCGTTGACATCAAGATCACCGCCAAGTTGCGGTGTGGTGTCAGCCACGATGTTGGCAATGCCAGGAGCAGTGCCGTTTGATGCAGATGTAATACGGCCCTGCGCGTCAACAGTGATATTGGTGTTGGTGTAAGACGCAGCCGTCACACCGGTAGTTGACATCTTCGCTGAGGTGATCGCAGCGTCAGCAATAGTCAACGCACCAGTGTTCGCCAGCGTTGCATCGCCAGACATCGCAACTGCTGTTGGCACGTTGCTGGTGTTGCCAACAATCAACTGACCAGAGGTCAGGTTTGCAAGCTTGGTCAGCGCGATGCTGCCAGCCAACATTCCGTTGGTGACTGTTCCGGTATCGCCGGTCAAAATGACCGTACCGCTGGAATCACCAAAATTGATTGAACGGTCAGCGGTAGGGTCCGTAAAAGTAAATGAAGTCTCGTAATCATCAGCGGTGCTGCCCTCAAACGTCAGGGTTGCGGCTGTTCCCAAGACAACGTTGCCTGCAAAACTTGCAGTGCCCGTAAAGTTTGGGTTATTTGCTGCAACCTTTTCGGTATCAAGCTCCTCAATCGCAGCCTGAACATCGGTCGCAACGATGTTGCCTGTTGGACTGAATGAAACGTTGTTTGCCGAGGTTGCTGCAAGAGCAGCTGAAAGATCAAGAACTTCCCAGCTAGACCCGGTAGAAATTAGGAAGTCAGGTGGTGCAAGAGCTTCTGCTGGTGCGTTACCGCTGCCCGTTCCAGAAACACTGATGGTGACGTAGTGGTTTGCGTTAGACGCTGCAGGTGCGATAAGAGCTTGCCCGACAGTCAGGCCGATTGCAGTGCCCTTAGCAGTTACTGAAGCAACGGTGTTTGTGCTTGCGTCATACGTTCCAGCAAAAACAATTTCACCGCTAACGATGTCAATAGCCTTGAAACTATTTCCCGTCCAAATATATAAGTCATCATGAAATTCATCATATAGGAATTCTCCTGTGTACCTAGCGGTACCAAAACTAACAACACCTTCAGTGTCTGGAGCGCCCGCAAATCTGACCGTTGAATAATCAGCAAGTTTGTCACCCGTCACCGCGTCGTTCGCGATAATTGATGTCCCAATCGTTCCAGAGGTAATCTTTGCTGCGCTGATGTCTGGGATGTCAGAAGCAGACAGCGTGGTGCCAGCAGTGACGTGACCCCGAACGTCAACAGTGACCTTTGGATAAGTGCCAGCAGTGACGCCTGAATTGTCGTGAGTTAGCGCACCAGCGCCGCTAACGGACAGCGCACCAGACGGAATCGAGACAGCGCCTTTTGCACTCGTTGTGCCTGCAGGCAGGTCAGAAGCAGCAAGTGCTGCAGTAGAGGTGATATGACCTTGAGCGTTGAAGGTAATTCCGCTGGTCGTTCCAGCCGTAATGCTGTCGGTGTGGTTTAACTGGCCGCCAGCAGTAACGCTTAGACCGCTGCCAACTGAAATGCCACCCACAGCGGAGGTGGTCGCTTTTGGCAGATCACCAGCAGCAATACTGCCAACAGCAGTGATATGACCAGAAGCGTTGACCGTGAAGCCGTTTTTGGTTTGACCAGTAACGCTTGACTGGTGAGAAATAACGCCGCTGCCATTGACACTCAGGCCAGATGCAGACGGAACGCTGATGCCGCCAAGAGTGGTTGATGTCGCAGCGTCAACAGAAAAGGTGCCGGAACTTGATGACAGTCCAGTGCCTGCAGCCGCACCCCCGATTGCAGAAGCAGTGCCAGCCGGGAGATCAGTCGACGCAATGACACGAGACGTGTAGGCACCGCCTGCGCCAGTCGGGCCAGCAATAAATTCTTTTGCCCCTGAACTGCTGCCTAATGAACTCGGACTTATAGATGCAAGCTTGGCTGCCGGGATGCTCGCGTCATCAATTAAGTCAACGCCCTGCTCAACCAGGCTTTTAACTGTGACTTTCTTGGTCTCGCTTGCGCTGATGTCCGCAATAGGCAGAACGTCAGTTGATGCAACGTCAGACTCTGCCAACTCGTTGAGGGCTGTGATCTTCTGATCTGCCATTGCCCAAGCCCCCTGCGGGTTTAGTCGTACTCAAGCTCTAGCTTACCGCTGCCAGGCTGCTCAAGCAGGATGCGGTCAGTGTCCTCTTTCAGCACATAGTTAGTGATGACCCCTAAGCCAAGCTTGGGAGTTATCGGCCCCGTAGTGACAAAATTAAAATTAGACACGGTCAACTCGCCTGTTCCTAGGCCAATGGCAGCATTTGTGACAATGCCTTTGAACTCAAAATAGAAATAATCATTTGTCGCTTCTGCGTTCTCGCCTTTTTCAACAATGTAAAGCTCAGCGTCAAACTCAGCGCCAAGCTTTTGTCGCAAAATTAACTCGTGCAAATAGCTTGGCACATCTGTATCGACGGTCAATCCTGCGGCATCAGGATCATAATGAAATTCACAACTTACGCTGCCGCTACCGCTAATTAATCCGCTTTCGTTTTTTCGAAACTCATCGCTCAAAGTTGTTACATCTACCACTTCGCGATCGTTGTTGAGTTCAAAAGAACGAACTAAGCCAAGAATGTTGTACTCAGATTGAACACTTGTGACTTCTATTGGTATAGAGCTTGATATAGAAGCAAGTGACACCTTTCCTGTTGCCCTACCATTTAAGGCATTTGAAAACGTGTCATACAGCGTGATACCGCCGATTTCATCAACGTTTATGTACCAGTTCCCGTCGGGGAGCTGCGCCCCTCCGTCCCAACCACTTGCTGCGACAAACGCAAGATTTACGCCTTCTGTGCTTTCAATTTTCAGCAAGTCGCCAGTAAACAACATGCCTTGTGGAAAATCAAAGCTGAACCGTTTTTTGCTTACGTTGACGTCACTAGGGTCAACTGTGCTTGTAAAGGTTCGCGCAGGCGTACTGCGTCGCAATCTAACTCGACCTGAGTTGCCTAAAAAAACGGTCATAATGTCTTGGTGACGAAATCGCCGCTCATGGTGAAGTTCACGTTGACGCGCATAATTTCACCGACAACACAGGCCAGCGCGGCGCTGGTCAACACTGCGTCAAATTCCATAAGCTTGGTATCAAACTTCAACTTCAGTCTTACGAGAGGTGACTCAGTCGGATCGGTTTTTGTGACCTTATCAAGCAGGCTTACAGGTGCATCGTCGTAATACAGAACAGTTAGTGCGCCAGTTGCAGTGCGCACACCAGTCGTGAAGCTCCGCACATCTTCATTCAGGGCCGTCACCTCAAGCGCATCAGTGTTGGCAGTCAGCGACCACTGCACAACCTTGGCAACCGGCGAACCTGCAAGCTCAACGCTGCCGTCTTGACCTGCGTAGTACTTAGCCATGATCAGACGCCCTCAAGCTCGCCAATGAACTCACACGTCACTGTAGACAGTCCTGGCTTAACGCTCGTAACTGATGGTGGCGATGCGTATTTCCACTTTAATAGGCTGTTTGTCTCTTCAATCCAAGGCACCAGGCCAGATGACACGCCTGCGGCAACGTAGTCGTCGTTGTCGTCGTTGTCGTCGGTGAATTCGACGTACTTATCATCGCCCATGACAGCGACGTAGTTCTGCAGGATCAATGCAGCGTTTGCATCATCGATGTTTGCAAAGGTCAGCGACAAGCTGCTGCTGTACCGCTGATTGCCGTAACGGACCCGAACAACGGCACCGTTCTGCGCTTGGAACTGCTGCTCAGGGAAAACTCCCGGCGTATAGGAACGGCTGGTCGGGACCAGTGCTGGGAAGCTTACAGCCGCCATTACGCCAGCACCTCAAACTCGCCATTTGTACGCAGTGTAGTCAAGCGAGCTTCAAACACATCATCCTGAACTTTAACCATGTACGTTTTTTGGAAGCTGCCCGTGACATCGACAAAACCATCCTCGTCAACGGTCAGGCTCGTTACTTTGTAGATGCGCTTCTGCTCATTCGTAAGCTTGATGGTAAAAATCGAACCAAAGAAAGTTTCGTCACCTGTCTTGCCATTTACGATCCGGAGATCTCCCTCTTGAACTTCAGTCTCACCGGGCTTCCAGAAGAACACAGTGTATGTGCCGTCAAAAAGCTTTTTAGTTGAAGTGACGCCGCCAAACGAATCAACACTGCCGTTATTAAAACGGCTTGTGTGGGACGCGTTAGAAATTACCTTAATGTAGTCACCAGGCGCAATGCTTAGAGCAGAGCTTGGGGTTGTCTTAAAACTAATGTTGTGCTCACTGTGTTTACGCAACATCAACTTGTGCTCTGCCAATCGCTCTGCATGGCCCCTATTAGTGCAGAAACTCGTGAGATCAATGAACTCCTCAGGATCATTATCAGAGCCACCTCTGCCGTTTTTAAACTTCATTTGCAATACTTCTTGCGAGGAAAAGCCGTTTTCTTTTTCCTGCCTATAAGCAATAGTTGCTTTGAAAAGTTGTCGTTCTTGTGTTGGCAAGAAATTAACTTGCATGTCTTTCATGTTGCCATCAGTAAACAACGCCTTGACTAGCTTGTTTATGTCCTGACTAGGTTTAATCTTGTAATCTACAGAGTCGTAAGGGACGGACGGTATTAAGGCAAACTTGCCGCCAACAATGCTGAAATCCAACAAGCAAAACGCTGCGTTCTGCTGAATAAATTCTCGCAACTGGGTGCGCTCACCAATAACACCATCAAACCTAAAGTTGTTGGCGCGACAGAACTTAGCCGCGATCGTCATTGCATCACGATCAATCGTATCTCGTGGGATGCGCTTACCCGCGCCAAGGCGAGGGCTGACTAGCAAATTAAAGGCAATTTCTGCAAAATTATTAGTGGAAGCTGTCAAAGAAGTTGTAGCCGCTCCGCTGTCATCTATTAGCCGCTCAACCTTGATGCCTTCCTTGATGTAGGCACTCAACTGCCCCATCGATGTCCAATCTTTGCCTGCAAGCACGCGCAAGCCAAGCAGCGACAGGTCCTCATATCTAATTTGTGAGGGAACAAGATTTTCGTTTGAGCTACGCACCAGCTCATTGACGAATACAACTTGGTGTTCTGGACCATCTTGGTGGCTTGTCTTTTCCAGTTCAAACTTCGGATAATCTGCAATTCCATCTTTAATGTTTAAAGGCGGGCGCACCTTACCTTGAATAAATTCAACGTCAATCTTTGTAATTTGCAGATTGTCTGTGGTCGTGCCATCAGCAAACTGAAACACCACCGTTTCGCCAACTTCATAGCCCGTGCCTTTGTCAACAATCCTCCATTGCCATTGACCTGTAGCAAAACTAGATGCGCTAACTGTCAATCCTGATCCGCTGCCTTGATAAGCCTTGTCTCCAGTAGTCAAAGGCGTGTAATTAGCCGGACCACCGCCGCTAACGAACAGATGCTCTTCTGAGTCAAATACATATTCCCCTAACCTATAGATTTTTTTGGCCGGTTCATCTTCAACTGCTTGTACTTTTTGAATTGGTTGCAAATAGCGAACTGTGCCAGCTGGTGTGCGAATTTTGCGGATGATTTGAAAAACATCAGCGTTGATGTTTGCGAAAAACTGCGACCCTGGTCCCTGCACATAGGCAACATTGTCTATATACTCTTCATCGCCTGCGATGGATAGCGGAACAAGCTCTCCATCCCACACTGCCGAAACATGTCCTGTCTCTCTACTAATCCATACACCGTAATAGTTAACTAGAATTGAACCATCGCCAGCAAATTGCAGCAGGGCGTTAAAGGCGTTCAGCTGCGTGACGCTGCCAGGGTCTATTACTTCAGTTCGCTCGGTATCTGGCTTTACTCTGTAAATCTTGTTGAAATCGTCTCCCAGTGTCGGGCCTTGCGTATCGCTTACAACATTGTTGCCAGCATAAATTGCTGCCTTCAGGGTGCCATTCGGGTTGGTCTCTACATAGTAATGACGAGAAAGATCCTCGTTGAGGTATTCAAGATCAGGCGACTCAACAGATTCAAATTTTTGGGTAGCAGCCAGGGTCTGAACTAAATCAGTTACGCTGTTGTACTGATACGCTACGCCCAATTCATTATCATTGTCCAGAATCCTGCCTTCCCAGCGAGCTTCTATTTTGGTTGGATCGTTTACTTGAATTTCAACGCCAGTTATTAACTCTCCAGTGTCAAGATCGCGCTCTAGCTTAGGTCCGCTGACCAGGTCCCACCTAACAGAATCAGGCAAAATACCCATGTTGTCATGGGATAATTCATCCACCCTGCCTGTGACTGGAGCGCCTGCCTCTACACGTTTAAAGTAAAACTCATCGTTAGAAACGGTGTCTTCGCTAAGAAAAACAGATTCACCCGTGAAGCTTACAGTAAAGTCATTTCTATCTTGACTGACTATTTGTGGCCTTGATTCTTCCGAAGGGTTACCTGTGAGCAAACACAGCTGCTGAGCGGGAACACCAGGCTCTAAATAAAGCCCGTTGATAGTGCTGCCCGGAACAGGCAATAGCCTGAATTCATACTGACCTGGAGGATGGCTAATAGTAATGGTGTTGTATTGCGGCTGGGGATTGTCGCCTTTTACGCCAAAAAACTTCCCACCAGATATAGACGTAAACCCAGTTGTGTTTGAGTCTTCAATGTTTCTATATTGCAACTCAAAAAAGCTATATCGATGCTGATATGTGGTTACCCTGCCTAAGGCAAACGCTTGGTTCTCTCTTTCGTATTCCTGCAAAATTTCAACAGGTGGTTCTGAATTAACATTGGCAAAATTGTCAATGCGCTTAAATACGACGCTTTTGATCCCAATTTCTGTTTGATCGCACACGCGATTGTTAGTCACCGTAGCAATATCAACACGCTGAAGCGTCTGTCCAAACGGGCTGTTTGCCACTTCCAGTGGGTTGTGGTCCGCATTTTGGAAATAAACACGTCCAGCTTCGATGCACTCGAATTCGTACTCACGATCTAAACCGCGTGAGGCTTCATAAGGTGTCGCGGGCCTATCAATACATTTAAGCAATGCTCCACCAAACAAAAACAAGTCTCCAATCCCAATGATTGCATCAGCTGCCGACAGCCTTGAATCAGTTGCAGTATTTACATCGTCAAGGCCGTGAGGCGGGAACAGATCAGGGTTTTCTCTAAGAGCAGAACCTCTATAGGTCACAATATCTCCAACGTTTACATCATGATTTCCTCCGCTTGTAACGTCCGCTCTGTTTATTTTTTCCATCCCCTGCCTTGCAGGATATGGCCTCAAATTTAACCCAAGGGTCAGGCCATTGATTTTGTCTCTTTTTTCCCTTAGTGATTGCGTATTACCAAATATCTGAACAATGTCATAAGGGAAGAAATATGGGTGTCCGTTAGAGACAGGCGAATGACACCCGAAGACTGATTGCGAACTGGGTGTTCTTGTGCCGCAAGTTAGTTGCCTGTATTCGTTGAACTTCTCATCAAAAGCCTCAAACACATCGCTATGCTCTAGCGTTGAAAGATTGCCAGACTCTGAAATAGCATTGCTGACATTTATACGCCCACCATTTTTATCATTGTCAAGAAAATATGCCCTGTATCTAGCCTCTTGGTAGCTTCTCAACAACTGATCACCAATAGCCAAGCCCTGCGCATCAGGCGTGGCGCCAAGCGCAGAAAGGCCAAGAGTTGTCAGCATCTTTAATTCTTGGTGGCTGCCCTTGCTTAAAAGCTGCGACCACAACAATAAGCCTTTAACTCGGATGCCGCCAACAACATCATTACTTCCCTCAAGCTTTTGCCGTTTGGCAAAAACCAAAGGAATGATCGTTCCTAGTGCAGCAAGATCCTGAACACTGTCGAAGCTGTAAAGATCGGCAAACTTTGTCTGACCACGAACGTCTGCAGTTCTGATAGCCTCTGGCGCTTGCTCCGGCGCTTGAGGTTTTGGCGCAAGCAAAACGCCTGCAGCTGTTAAAACAAGGCCAATCGCAATGTTAATTAAATACGGAGTAACCGCCGCATCAGCATAAATTTCAGGAATGAACTCATATGCCTTATCACGCTCCTTTGTTTTACAGTCAGCAAGTCGGCAAAACTCCCAATACTCATCAACCGTCAGCCCTAGCGCATCAATAATTTGCTGCTCTGCGGGCAGTAAAGAGCGGCGGGAGTAAGCCCGCTGCAGGGGATCCATATCACTTGACGGTCTTTGAATTGCAGCCATCCGTCGTCATAGAAAGAAGCCAACCCAGAGCTGCCATCGGCGCAATGGATCAACCCGAGTGTGCCCACTTTAGCTGCATCCGTTTGTCTGCCCCATAGCCCTAACTGCTCAGGGAACACCGAATAATCTTTACGACGCAAACGCCGATACCAAGACCGCTGCGGCAACGGCATGTCAATTCCGTGCCAAGCCTGCACCGCTGTTGCAAGACTCAAGCAATCAGCAGCGCCGTGCCTTTCCGGAACAGCACCAAGGCGATACGGCAAGCCAATCAGCTGATATGGCTCAATCAAACGTTTGAAATACGAGAGCTGACAGGCAATGCTCCAACATCCCTAGACCTCAATACCTTGTTTGGGATAGACGAGGTGACAGCGTCGATGGCTGTGCTGAGCGTAAGCTGCACGCCTTCAACGTTGTAGCTAATGCTGGACGGGATCCAGTATTCAGTTGTTAGCGTTCGGTTAGGCAAAAACGTCGTTGGGTGCATTAGCACCGTGTCCACTCGCACCGACCAAAAGTTTTCAAGCGCCTCATAAGCCTTGGCAATGCTTAGCTTGTTGTTTGCGAAGGTCAGCGTGCTTTCAATGTTGTCGCCGGTCAGGCTCTTAGTCGCTCCGTTGTAGACAAATGCCAAAAACGCATAAGGGTTCGAGTCAAACGTGATCGTGTCGGCGGTATTGCTGTTTTGATACCGGCCCTCGTCTTGCCCAGCATCTCCTTCAAACAGAATGAAAGTCGTAATCGCTTCAAGTGTCATACGCCAACCCTGCTACGAACACTGCGCTTGTTCACGAGGTCACTGTAGACATTGCGACGGCCAAGCTCTGCACCGCGTTTTGCAGCCTGTGCCATGCCGCGTTCAAACTCAGCAGCAGTGACGTAATCGACCTTGTTGATGCGCTCAACGCTGTAGTGAACATCTAAGAATGAGCCATTACCTTCAGCGCCAGCCACAGCAGCAGCGTCGTCAGTTGCAATCGCTGCACCTGAACCGCGCCGTGCATAACGGCTCATTGCCGCGTTCATGTCTGCACCAGCGACCTGCACGCCAAGCTGCCCATTAGCCCCACGCTTGAGTGGCAAGACAGCCTCAGGGCCTGCCTCACCCATAAGGGCAAACGTTGGCCTGCTAACTAGACCACCATTTGCATAAGGCACAATCTTGTTTTGAGCAAAAACATTGCCTTTTGCACTTGGAAAAATGTTGCCAACTAAGCTTTTCATGCCAGCTTGTAAAAACATTTGACCTAAGCTCTTAAGAAGTCCTGACAGCGATTCTTTCAATGACTTTGTGCCATCAATCAAGCCAGTAATTGCGCTTGTAAGCTGATTTGCCAAGACGTTTTTGACGTCCTCTAGCGTTACTTTGTATTTTTCTGTTTTCTCAATAAGCTGATCTGCCTGATTTAGCTCCATAGCCTTGACGGTACCAATGCCACGCAAAACGCTTTCCCTTTCTTCCTCAAGCCTTATTTCTTCTTCAATAGCAGCAGCGAAATCCTCACCGCTCATTTCTGGCAAGTATTTGATCTTAGATTTCTCAGTATCAGAATCAAGAGACAAAAACCTAGAACGAGGCCGCTCAATAGTTGGCTCAACAGTGACTGGATCAGTCGCAGCGTTTATTTGATCACGAAGTTTTTGACGCTTCCTTTCAAATTCTGCGAGCAGTCGTTCCGTCTGTTCTATCTGACCCGTGCGGATTCCAAAAAGAGGCCCGCCAGCAGCTGCTTCCTCTCTTTGCTCTGCTAAAAGCCTTTTTGTCCTAGCAATGTTTTTGTTGAGAGCGTTAATCTCAACTGTATTTTTGGCAATCATGGCTTCATCGCCAATACCAAAAAACTTGGCAAATGCGTCAGCAGCGTCTCTAATGCTTTTCGTGATGTCGATAAATGTTTCCGACAAGTCAATAAGAGTTGGCAGTAAATCATCCAAGACCTGCATCTTCAGGCGGTCCATCTCAATTCCAACCTTTGTAAGATTGTCATTGAACTCTTCAGAGTTTCGGGCAAAGTTTTCGCTTAACTCAAATCCAAACTCGTCAAGAGCTTCTGAGCCACCGTTCAACAGCGTAATCATCTTTTGACCAGAACGGCCAAAGATGTCCATTGCAACAGCAGCTTTTTCAGGACCGTTTGGCAGATCTTGGAACCGATCTGCAATATCCGAGAGTAGCTGGTCAGAATCCTTGAGTGTGCCGTCTTGGTTCTTGACCGTGACACCCAGCTTTGCATATGCGTCTGCGTAAGTCTTGACGCCTTCTGACGCCTCAACCTGCGTCCGGGCCAAAGTCCGCAGACCTGTCTCTAAATCGCTCTGACTAACGTCAGCAAGCTTACCTGCGTTGACATACGCCAGCAATTTGTCGGCGGCGATGCCTGTCCTAGTGCTTAGCTTGCCGAACGCGTCAGCAGTATCAATCGCGCTTTTGCCAAGGGCAACAATTCCGCCAACCGCAGCGATTGCAAAGAGTCCTTTGAAGGCTGCGCCAACGCCACGCACAGCCATGCCAAGGTTTTTAGCCTTGCCCTGCACTCCCTGCATGGAGTTGCCAAGGCGCTTGATATTGTTTTCGCCCTTGGTTTTGGCGTCGATTAACAGACCAAACTTGGCAGCCATTTACTTGCTCTCCTTATTCAAGATCTTGACCGCCGCAGCTTCCATGACCTGTAAGTCCTCAAGCACGGTCGGCTGATCCTCGACTTCGTAAAGTCTAAACACCGCGAGAACAGCTGTATAGTCCAGCCCGCACACGCCCGCTGATGTTGTGCGCCATTGGGTTTGACAGCGCAAGAACATCTCAACAGCAGGCCAGTTGTCAGGCCACACCTCAAAATCCTCAGGCGCTTTTGGCACAGGCAACGCCAGGCCAAACGCCTTGGCATCAGCCATCAGTTGCGACTGATCATCAGGGCCGTTGAACAGATACTCAACGGCCTCTTCTAGTTTTTTCTCTTAGCTCCCTGCTTGCTCTCCAAGTAAGCACCGGCAATGGCACTAGCCATCATCGGCACATCAAGCAGCTCGTCACGTTTGGTCACGCTATAGCGCAACTCTTTGCCGTCCTCGTCCTCTACGCCTGCCCAGCCGGTCATCACCTCACGGGCAATCTCAACGTCAGACAAGTTGCCTTCACCGCTCAGCTCAGCAATCTCCAGCAGACGGCTTTGCGTGAGATCTTTGAACTCAACGTCAAAAGTGACCCGCTCGTGCTTGCCCCCATCAACAGGGACATCCACGGAAACGGGCCACTTGTAGGTGTTGGACTTTTTAAGGACGAATCCCATAAAAGAAAAAATTCACCCCAAAACTAGCGCACTAAGTCAATACCAAGGAATACTCGTTATTGCCAGCTGTTGTTGGAGTAGCTGTGTAATCCAGATTCAGCATCTGAATTCCATCAGAATCGCTGTAGCTAAGAGCGCCTAAATCAGTTTGAGGTGCGCTGAAGGTGAAGATGTTTCCAGCGGTTTGACCGTGCTGAAACGTGTTGTTTCCAGTGGCAGTGCCTGCAATAGCAGCAAAATAATTTTTCGTTGCCATCTTGACTGACTCAAGAACAATGGTGCCGCTAGGACGACGATCAGTTATTTCAACGCTTTTAGTCCCACCGACTAGTTCGCGGTAAATCGTTTGCGCATTGAGGTCAAAGCCGAACGATTGGACAGCGCCTGCATAGCTAAACAGTTGCTGGCTGGTGGTATTGCCGTTTTTGAACAGAACTGGGCTGGCTTGGTTCTGATATGTTGGCGTTGCGTTAGAAACGTCTGTTGGCTCGTTATAAATGCCAACCATTGTGAAACTAATAGTTGGGATCTGTCCTACTTCTGCGTTAATGGAAAAAGAACCTCTTGCACCTGTAATTTTTTGACGTGTATCGTCGTCAAAGTAATACAGCGTTACGGAATCGTGGCCGCTGCTCACAGGCGCATAGGTAACTGACGTGCTAGCAACGATTGTTTCGCTGTTGCCGCAGGCTTTGAGCAGCGGACCATAGGCCGGAGCCGTGCCGGCTGCACCTGAGCCAGCCATCTCAACCTCAAAAGTCACCTCGACCCTTTGATTAGCGTGCAAAGTTTCGTAGTTGCCCATGTAGCCACGAATCAACTCACGCTCGACAACGTCAGACTGAAAAGGGCTGATCTCTAGGCTTCGCACTAGAAGTGCGTTTGCTGAACCCGTTGGCGTCGGGTCAGTCCCGTAGCTGCTCTCAATTTTTGCCAACAAAAGGCGTTGACTCCTTCTTTGTGCCATTGGTCAAAACCTCAGTTGAGAACAGCAAGTTGACTATCAGAACCCATAATAGTCACGGGCCTTGAGTCAGGTCAGCGAGACGCGTGCGGTAACGCACTAGATATTCAACACCAATCACACCAGCTGGCTGATCAGCGTCAACCATTTCAAACGTTGTCGTTCCTGGCTGCACGTCGATTGCGTAACCGCCGAGCGTCAGGTCAGCCATGATTTTGCTGTGCAGACTCTCAACAATCGGGTCTGCAACTTCATCAGGCTTGTCGCCTCGCACGATCACAGACACACGCACGGTGAGCGACCAGTCCAGCGTTGGCAGACTAGTGTTTTGCTCAGGCGTATCGCTGATCGCCTCAACAACCAATGCAGGGCTCTCACCACGCTGCAACGGCACCACACGGCTTCTGTAGATGCGCGTTCCGACGTTGGTTGTGCCAGCAAGGCTGCTGACGATGTCATCAAGGATGTTTTCCCGCAGCGTCGTCATGTCTTCTGCAGCGAGATTTCACAAAGCAATCCGTCGTCAATCAGGCGCGTCTCGCGCACTGTGTAGGCAACAGAATCGACGGTGATGCTGGTGCCTGCTGTAAGGGTGCCAAAGTCAGAAGCCTTGGCGGTGATTTGGTAGTCAGTGCTGAGCACCATGTCACCGGCCAAGACTTGACTTGGCGGATCGAGAATGACATTCGCCGTCGTTGCGCCTGACGTTGCAGACACATTGAAGTCACCTAGGAAAACTCCCAGATCATCAGCGAGCGCATCAAATGCCATCAGCCGTACTTAGGAAATGCGATTCCCTTGACGCTGACCGCGCCAGTACCACTGCCACCAGCAACAGTGATGACAGCCCGCACATAACGGCGACAATCATCAATGTCCACAACCAGTTTTTCAACTAGCGCAGTGTTTGCTGTGGTGGTAGTGAAGGCAGCGCCTGAAAGGTCAGTGAAGCTGCTGTTGTCAGCAGAATCCTGAATCTTGACGGCATATGTGATGCCGCTGCCGCCTGCCTCTGCATCAAGAACGCAGATCATGCTGCCTTCATAAGGCAACAGGTCAACGCCTGTTTCGTTTGAGCTGCTGGCTACAACATCGTTTGGCGCAAGGTCCAAAACGGTTGCACGCCCAGCGACGCTAGCTGTCG